AATAATCTTTAGGAGTTTTTATATCTCGTATATATTCTCTTAATTCATCTTTTGGTAAAGAAGGTTTATCTATTACAGCTTGTTCTCTAAAATTAGGGAACTGAGAACCTGCATCATCTGAAGGTAGTCCCAATATATCTTCTCTATATTGTCTATCTGAACGAGAAAGCATCAAATCTTCTTCATAAGTTCTCTTATCTGCTAAATACGGATCATTTCCTCTATCTACCCATTTGTCTATTCTTTCGTCATAAACTTTATTTCTCAAATTTGCAAAATAAGGATTATCCCATCTTGAAACATAAAATGTTTCCCAATTTGGTCTTTGCTTTTTTCCACCTTCAATTCCCCATCTACAAACTTCATTAAAAAATGTTCTTCCTCTAGGAGAACTATTTACAAGCAATAAACCTCCTGTTCCATTCGGACCTCTTCCAGGAGAATCTAAACGGTCAGTAATATTTCCAATAACAATATCAAATTGTTTTATACGAGCTGCCTCTGTTATCCAAACAATATCCAAACCAACAGAAACTAGGCTATCAGGATCATCAGCAGAACGAAATTCAATTAAACCACCATTAATAGTCTCAATTGAATAACTCTCTTTATCATAATTAACAACTAATTCTCTAGGAAATGTATTCATTATTTCTCTTAAAAGTTGTCCTGCAAGTCTATAAGTAGGTGCAATTATCCATCCATGAACTTTAGGAACAAAAGTATAATCTCTATCTTCATTCAACATTTGTATAAATTTATTTGTAAATTCCATAGTACAACTACGGTCCTTACCTGTTCTTGCAGCTCCAGAAATAACTTTACATCTTTTTGTAGAATTATGAAATTTTTGTTGCCAAGGATATGGTTGATATTTAATTGAAACTTTTGCAGTTTTTTCTTCACTTTTTTTAGTTATTATTTTTCTACATTTTTCACAATATTTGTATTTGTTAAATATTTTTTTCCCTGTCCTACTATCTACTCTAAAACCTTGTGCAAAAGTTTTTCCACAATCTTGACAAATCCCAATGTTTTTTTTCGCTTCTTCCGCTAAAATAGATTTTCCTTCTAAAATATCATCCATCTATATCAGCTCCTAGTTGAAAATCTTCACCACTATCATTAGTGAATTTAATTGCAATTTTCATATTCTTTCCAGACTTATTAGTCTTCATTTTACTAATCATACCTTCTCTAGCATCAATCATTGCCTTAGCCATTAAGCCAATTTCCTTATATGCCTTAGCTACGTCTTGACCATTTTCTAATTTCTGTCTTATATATTGATTAATCATATCTATATTTTCAGGGTTATTCATTACATCAAACATATTATCAATTAATTCATTTGCTTTAGATATTTGATTTAATGTTTTAACATCTTCACTTAATAATTTATTCTTTTTGGCTAAATTAAGAGCTTTTTTCATCTTTTCCATATCGCTATAATTGTTTAAGTTTCTATCCAAAATTTCTCTTTCATCATCTGGAAGCATAAAATCCAAAGAAGTTACTCCATTTTCATAAATTACTGCATCTTGAACTTCTTGTTCAGAGATTTTTTGTTCTTCTTCATTAGGTATAAGAAAAGCAGTATTAGCCAAAGCTAAGTCATCAGTATGTGTATTTGTTTCATAATTAACAAATTTTAGCCCTTTATTTGCTTGATTGATTTTTCCACTTTTATTTTCTTTACCTGGCATATATTTCTCCTTTCTTTTTTATTTTAATAGGCTACTGAACACAGTAGCCTTAAAAATAGGATTATTTTTTTCTTTTAATTATTTTATATTTATCTAATTTATCTTCTTTTGATGTCTTTTTTGTTTCTTTTTTTATCTCTTTTTCAACTACCTCTTCAGCTTCTTCATAAGATTTTTTAATATTTTTATTCAATTCATCTACAACTTTTACTATTTTACTATTTCTTTCTTTTAATTTTAATAATGCATTAAAATCTTTATCTAACGTTTCAATATCATTATAAAATCTCTTTTTTACATTCATTTTATCAGAACCAAATTCAAAATAAAGTTGATCTTCATGTTTCTCTAAAATGTTCAATTCTCCATCTCTGACATTTTTATTATTTGTCGAATTACAAACATAAATTATTTCAAAAGCCATAATATTAATCCTCCTCTTTTTTAAACAATTTTTCGAGTTTTATATCCGTTATTTCTTTAATTTCAAGTCTATAACCTTTTCCTAAAATAAATAATTTATTTTTTTTCATAAATTTTATTAAATCTTCTATCCTCCTAAAAGAATGACTCCATCCTTCTAGCTTAGTGTCTCCTTCATACTTTTCTAAAAGAATCATATTTTTTCCTCCTCACGATATTTTTTATGCAAAAGTTTGTTTTCTACAAAATCCTCTGTAGTAAAAAATTGAGGTCTTCTTATCATATATTCAACTATAGCATATTTAATTCGTTGCTCTAAACTAATATCCTTTCCTTCATAATAATTCATTCTTGCACAACCAGAAAGAAATAAATTCCATAAATTACAATCAGGATAAAGCTTTTTAGCAAAACCAAAGCCAGTCTCTGGATTCATTTCAAACATAATAGGATTGATATATTGCCAATGTTCAAGTCTATTAACATCAGGATTTGTATCGAAAATTTCTAAATTCGGTAAAAATCCTGTTGATTGATATGTATCATAATAGTAAGCAGGCATACATAACATATTCTTGCCTTGCACAATATACCAATCGCAATAAGGAATAAATTTGTCTAATTTAGGAAATTTTTCTTTTATTTTTTCAATTTCTTTATTGTTTAAAAGTCGCAACAATAAAGGCATTTCATTTTGAGGTATATTATTATGCATTGCAATTTCAGCAAAAGTATATAAACCATCAAAATAATTCATATTATTCCCCTTCTTTTATAATTAAATTTTAGCATATTATATTTTAAAAGTCAATTTTAATTTTAAAATGGCAACTCCATATTTTCTAAATCATAAGAATCTTCTTCTTCATCTTCAATCCCTTCATTATTTAATTCCATATTAAGCATTATACATTTTGTTATTCCTTTTCCTAATATTTTTACATTCTTTTGATTTTTTCCTTTATCGCATTTTGTATATCCTTTTCTTTTCCAAACACTTGTAATCTGCCCAAAATCAAAGCCATTCTCTTCTAAAACTTTTTTCAATGGCTGTATTAAAAAAGCAATATATCCTTCATTCACTCCTGCCATTTGTTTTCCATAAATATCAATATTTTTATATCTGTCCTCAGTTCCATCACTATCTTTAGACAAAAAACATCTTTCTTTGGTTATAGTCCAATCTTTAACCACTTCATAAGCTCTTTCTTCTATCGCTGTTTCTTTTTCCTTTACAACTTTATTTTCAAAATCTTTTATTGTTAAATAAAATTCGTCTTTAAAGATTATATCTGTAAGTATCTTGTCTCCAGTCATAATAAGTGCTTCAAGTGTTTTTTGTTTTTCAGAAATACTTTTACCTTGTATTTTTGTTTCTTCTCTTTTTTCTTTAAATATTTGCTTAACGTCATATTCGTTTAAATGTTTTAATATTTCTCTTATAGGATTTCCATAGTTTTCTTTTACAAAATCTGCAACTTCTATTGGATCTTCAAAAGCACTTTCTAATATTTCACAACAAAAGCATCTATTATAAGCACCATTATCACTATTAGCCTTTACTATATTTTTTTCTCCATTAGTAATAACTACATTATTCCATGAATTTTCTTTTCCTACTCCACCAACTTTAGTGGACCTAGCTTTTCCTCTTCCTGATTCTATCATAAATAGCATTTTATCATAATCTTTCGCATCCTTTTGCAATTGCATTTCGTTTATAAACAAAGGAATATTATTATACAAATTCAATCTATATTCCAATCCTGCGTTAGTAAAATTAAAATTTATTCCTATGCCTAATGAATCGTTTTGAGACGGATTTCCAAATATTGATTGCCCTACCATACAAGCAAGTGTTTTTCCATATCCACTTTCGCCAAAAACATGAATAGTAAATCCGCTTTGTTTAATAGTTTTTAACAATATAGAAGCAACTGCTCCTGCCATTATTATTCTTGTTATATTATTTACTTTTCTTCTTTCTCTAAAAAACTCAACCCAATTTTCTAAATTTCCAGATGTTCCAAATCTTTCGTTTACCCTAGGCAAGTCTTTTGTATTATCAAATTCATAGGTTTCATCGTATGGCACTAATTTATTGTTTATCCAACCTAATCTTGAAACTGATGTCTCCGTTTTAATTTTATCCTTATTTAAATTTTCAATTTCAGCTAAGTATTTTATTAAATATTTGGCATTTTCAGAGTTTACTGCTATACCTAAATCAGACAACTTTATTATTGATTGACTGCTTGAAATAATTGATTTATCTACAATTACATAATTCCAATTAAAATTCGTATAATATGCTAGTTTTATTTTCTCAGTTCCATCTTCAGCACTCTTATATTTTTCTATCGGAACAATTGGATGATAACAAACTAAAATTCTTCCAACATTCGGAATATTCTCGTATATAACTCCATCAGAAGATAATTCATATCTATTTGTGTTATAAGTTTTTTCATTTAATCCTTGAAAAGTTAAAAAATTCGATTCATATACATATTGTTCTTGTTGACTGTCTTTATACATCTTGTATGTTGACGAGAATCCAGTATAACGATTTTTCTGACATACATCCTTAATCTTATTCATTACCTTCATAAAATCGTCTATATCTGCATTTATTTCGTCCTGGTAGAGTCTTTCAAACACCTTTACATTAAAAATATCTTCTCTTGTTTTAAAATTTAAGTCATCTTCATCTTTAATTTTAGTTTCATCTTTGTTATCTAACTGTAAAAAATCTGTTTTTTTCTCTAGTTCTTTTAAAAATTCAAGAGTTTTTTCTTTCCCAAAAACGCATTTAACGTCAGAAATATCACCTTTTTTCTTCAAATGTGGCATTATCTCACATAAATTGAATACTTTTATATTTTTTGCCTTGTCTTTTACAAATTCTATTACTTGTTTTATATATTCACTACCAACTTCGTCGTTATCTGATACAATTCTTATCTCTTTATCTTTAATAGGATCAAATAAATTAGGATTTTTCTTTGAATATCCACCTAATCCTCTTCCACCTCCAGGAGTTGTTGTACCTGCTATGCCTAATTCTTTTAAAGTATCAGCATCTTTTTCTCCTTCTGTGAAATAAACAACATCTGCCTTTAAAACATCTGGAAGATTATATAAAACGCAATCTTTCGCTTCTAGTTTTCCAACATATCCTTTTACATATTTTCCATTAATTAATGCATACGGATAAAATTCTTTCTGCCCTGTAGATTGTTTTACCCATTTTTCTACTTTCATTGTAACGCTTCCATCTTCTCTTCTGTAAAAATATTCTCCTGTCTTTACATTTTTTTCTTTTTCAGGATTAAATTTATCAATATTTACACCCAAATTAAGATTTTTATTTATTTCTTTTGCAGCTTCTAATGCACTAATATTATATCTTTTCATAACAAAATCTATTGGAGTATATCCTTCTCCACACGCATAACACCACCACGTATTGGTTTCCGTATGAAGCTTTAAACTAGGTTCTTTATCGTCATGCATAAAGCAATTAATTCTGTCTTGCCTATCTACTTTAAATCCATAGGCTTCTGCAAGCCTTTTTATATCAGCTCTCTGATTAATCTCTTTAAAAATATTATTTTCCATATCTTTAGCACCTCTACCTATTATTTATTTATATCTTGTTTTTTAAGTCTATCCCCATATTTTTCTTTTACTGCTAAGGTTATGGCTGATGATATATTTATGCCCTCTCTTTCCTTTAATCCTTTTAACATTTCAAGAACATCTAATTCTACTTTTACGCTCTCTGTCTTCTTTCCCATATACTTCACCTACTTTCTATAGTGGAAATCATATCACTTTTTATTTTCTATGTCAAATTTATTTTCCTATTTTTTAAAAGCTAAATAAATTTATATTTCCCTACTCGCTCTAGTAATTCCTTGTATTTTTTAAAAACATCTTTTATGTAAATTGTGTGTGTATATCCTATTATATATTAAAATTTTCATTTTTTTATATTTTTTTTATATTTTTTTAAAAAAATTTAAATTATAAAAAAATACAAAAAGTATAAAAAACGCCTTGTAACACTATTAAAATATAGCATTACAACGATTTTAATAAGTAAGTGTAAAAACAAAATAGGTAATCGGGAGACCTCTAGTTTACCCTCTTGAAGCAACCGTCAAAACATTGAGACTCTAAGGCTAGAAGGTTTAGTTACCGAATTACCTATTTTTTTCTACACATATATTATATATATATATAATAATTTTACACACAACACACAATACACATTTATATATTTTTTATTTTTTATATTTTTTGTGTAAAATATTTTTTATATATAATAATATATTTTTTATAGGTAACTAGGTAATCGTGTGTAACCATATTAAATTTCTCTTATATATATATATTATATTATATAATAAAATAATATATATATAGGGTTTTAAGATTTTTGACTTTAAAAAATAACGGTTACCTCTCCGTTTACCTCTTAGAGTAGGCGTGGGTAACATTTTATATAAAAAAATAGCAGTTAATTATAAAATTAACTACTCAAATACATCAGTTTCAAGATCATCTGCGTAAAGTTCTTTAACTTTTCTATCTAGTTTAAGTACAGTTTTAGCAGATAAATGAGGATTCATATATTCTCTAAACGCATCATATAGCCAATATGGAACATCTCTGCATTTACTTATTATTGAAGGATTAACAGCCCAACAGAGATACTGGTGATACCTAATTTGTTTTAATGCAGTTTTTCTAAGAACGCTCCAACATCTATCAAATCTGTGTCTTCCGTATTTAAATCTGATGTGTTCTCTAATATAATCTTTATCCATAGGCTTATAAATAATATTGCTAAATTTACTTTTCCTTTTTACTCGATATACTAACATATTTTCCTCTGTCATAATTTCAGCTATTAAAAATAATAGAGTCCAAGTGCTTTCATCATAGTTATCAGGTAATGAATCAAAAAAATATTTTATAGATACCGCTCTGTTTCTGTATTTGTAGCCTTTTTCAGAGAAGCCATCATATCCTAGCCAGTATTTTTCATCTAATACTTCTCCAGTATCAGCATCAATCTGTACTTTTTTATTTATATATTCTCCCATTTAATTTACCTCTTTTCTATGTTTGCAGTAATAACATTTATATTTTTTATGAAATAAATCTCTACCGATTAATGTAGCATTTATGCAATTCACAATATAATTTTGCTGTTTTTTTATTACCTAATTTACCGATATAAGAACATAACCTTTTCATTTTTCATCTGTTTTTTATTCCTTTTCTATTTTTAAATTTTCTATTTTAAAAATTTCTTGGAATCTAAACGTTTCTCTATACATTTCTTTTCCCAATGTTATATTTTCCAAATCAGAAAAATCGCAGTCAAATAATAGTAAGTTTACAAAATCATCGTAGATTCCAACTATTTTACCTATTCTTTTAACTTTAATTCTGCCTTTCGCCAAAGCCGTAACATTCTGTATTACTCCAACAAACATGCCCAATTTACAATCTTTCTTATTCATATATAACACATCCTTACATAATAAATTAATTTAAAAACCACCTTCAGGAAATCCTGGTATATCGGAGTTCATACCAGTAATTTCGCCAGGGAAGACAGATTCAATAATATCTAGTGATACCTTAAGAGCTTCTATAAAATCAGATTCTTCTAACTTTTTACCTTTGCCCTTTAAAATCTCTCTTAATTTCATTCTATTCATTTCTGTCTCTCTTATTACTCTACTTGTATGATCGTTATATAATTTATATATAAACTCGAAATCTCTAGCTTCCTTGTTATATTCGCCATATACTCTTTCTCTATTTTTGCCTGCTACTTCTTTGCTTATCTCACCTCTATTAAACATTATCACTAGCTGTCGCATAGCATTAAACGCTTCAGCTTCTACTAGATTATACCCATCGGGTATCTCATTAAACCTTACTGCATCTTTCATTATCTCTTCTGCTTCTCTCATAAACATTCCTCCTAAATCCACCTTATTATAGGTTCACCAATAAAACCTTTCTCCCAAACAAACCAACAATAGCATGCTGCACTACTTAATTTTTTACTCATATCTCCATTTAAGTAACACGTTTGTCTTACACTATTAACATATACATATTTTGGTGGATGTTTTTTAAATAGTTTTCTTCTTCCTTGACCTTCCAAGAACTGTATTTTTAAGAACATTACAGTATATGCTCCTATTCTTGTTACTTCTAATGCTTTTTCAACAAATTCCTTAGCATATTTATATGGTGGATTGGTTAGTATATCTCCACACCAACTATCTGGAATACTTTTTAAAAAATCTGTATTTCCACTACCATAGCCTCTGTCAATTAAATCAGTACTCCATACCTTATAGCCTCTATTCTTTAAAACTTCACTTAGGTGACCTTCACCACATGCACATTCCCATATATTCTTATGCAATCTAACACCATCTTCATCTATTCTATTTAAGAATATTTCTAACGCTTTAGGATCTGTTGCATAATAATCATTGTTTTCTCTTTCTACTTCACTATGATTACTTGCTCCTAATACAGTATAGATACTTTTACTATTCCCAGTCCAATCTTTCATTTTTACACCTCAAATAGATTTTTAAATATTTTTTCTAAAACGTTTACAACAATACTATTCCCTGCTTGTTTATATAATTGTGTATTGCTATTTACTTTTCTAGCTTTTTCAAAATCCTCATCATCAAATCCCATTAATCTCCAACATTCTTTTGGTGTTAGCTTTCTAATTCTATAACCATCAAATAATCTCTGCGTGTTGTGATGTGGTTCAGTTAAGCATTGACTTATATTCTCATTAGTTGTTTGGTTGTATAAATCTAAATTTAAAACTTTACCTTCTTCAAAATTAGTTTTATCGATAAGCGATTTGAGTCTAATATCTTTAGACTTTAAAACATTAGTTGCAGTTACTGTTCCATGATTTTCTTTTACAGTTGGAGCTAATCCATTACTATCAACTATTCTACTTGCATCGTGATTACTTGGCATATAATTGCCAACCGTTATAATACTAGGCTGCCTCCATCCACCCTGCATAGCATCTAGTGTAGGACATAAACCTTCTTTATCATAAACGCTTCCTGCTTGATGTTTCGATTTTTCAGTATCAAATATTCCACCAATTCTGCTTACTTCTGCATCAGTAATTTTTATAAAATTATCGTCCATCCTAGAACCAGCTCGTGTTGTAACAGACTTCGCAACAACGTTACCATCTGATACACCAAATCTAAATCCATTTCCTTTTTCTTTCTGTACTTGTTCATTCTTATAGAAGAAGTTAATCATTTTATCGCTTAAATAATATTTCTCGTCAACCTCATCTTCCAGAATATCTTTAAGTCTTAGTTTTAATTCTACAGGTTCAGGAAATTTAAACTCTCCTTTATCTATATCTTTCCTAATGCTCACAGTATATATACGTTCTCTATGCTGAGGGACACCATAATCTTTAGCATCCAAAACCTTATAATACGAGTTATACCCTAATACATTCATAGTATCTATGTAAGCATCAAAATTATGCTTATGCTTCTTGCTTAATATATTTTTTACATTCTCCCATAACACATATTTCGGTCTTAACTTTCCAACTATTCTTATAGTTTCATACATTAAACTACTACGAGTTTCACTTCCTAAATCTCCACCTGCTTGTTTACCAGCAATAGAGAAATCCTGACATGGACTACCGTGTGTTATTAAATCTATATCTTTTAAATCTTTATCCCATTCCTTTATATCCTGTACTTCAAAATTAGTTCCATGGATAGCATTAAAACTTTTAATTGCATATTTATCTATTTCTACTGCATCTACTATCTCTACATTTATTCCTATTCTCTCTAACGCTTTACTACAAGCTCCTATTCCAGCAAATAACTCTAATACTCTCATTCGTTCCTCCTTTACCTTAATCGTAACATATCCACTATATCGGTATCTTACAGTAACTACTTTTTATCCTCTTTCATCTTATCATACCTTTACTTAATTTTCAATACTTTATTTCACTTTTTCTCCATATTTGCGTATAGAATACCTATGAAATGTGAATTTTATAGGTCGCAGCGCCCGCCGCTGCATATAAACATTTCATAGGTTGGCAGGAAACCCTTGCGATTACTGCGTTTCGAGTGATTTTTCACACGAAAAAACGTAAAGGTGTTCGCCTATTTTCGCTATGGTTTCCTGCAGCGTTTCCTCCCTGATTTATTAGCCCCTGCACGATTATCTAGCCTTACATTAGCCTTATATAAAATCCAAATCTCGTGCGAGGGGTTTTAAAAAATTTCGGGAGGATACCCTCCCCGATTTTTCGAAAATGTCCCCCCTGGATTTTTTTCGCCTTTTTAAAAAAGTCTTGTAAATACTATAAAATCAATATTTTAAAAAGATAATAGAATAAATAACTATTTTTTCTATTATCTAAAGTTTACATAAAACGCTAAAAATTGTGATTATTAATGCAACGCTTTTTTGCATACTCTATCACGTCATAATTAAAACGGCGTAGGCAAGTAAAAAAAATAATAAGATATAAAAAAATAAAATAAAAAAATAATAATAACATATTAATAATATATTAATAAAATAATAATAATAAATTAATAATAATATAACTATTATAATAATAATGTATGTAAATATATGATATATAATAAGAAGACACCAAAAAAAAATAATATATATAATAAGAAAAAAATCTACATATTATATATAATAAGAAACTACATATAAAAACTATGTAAACTATTAAATAGTTTGCTAGAGTGTGAAGAGTTTCAGGAGATAATAGAAAAAATTTAAAAAAAAGCTTGATTTTTTTAAAAAACTATGGTACTATAATTATAGTAGTAATTAATAACTACTATAAAAAACTATTTAAAAAAGCTAGTAAAAACGCTTGTAAATAGCTTGAAAAGCGTCATATAGTAAATAAAAAAAAGGAGTGATTTTATATGAAAGAAAATCAAAAAACATTATTAAATCAAAAAATAAATGTAGAGGACGTGGAAAAATACGCAACTATAATAGTAAAAAAAGCTTTAAAAGTAATCGCTTGCAACGGTTCAATATATGCTATTAAGTTACTAGAAAATAAAGATACAAACACACTTGAAGATTTAAAGCAAGAGGTAGCTTTGCAACTTGTTTTAGATGATTACGTAATTAATAAAAATACTTTTAAGGTAGTACGTTCTTATA